TGCTATGCCACTGCCGTTCAATCCTCCTTCGCCTGTGCTGTTCCAGCTATTAGGGTGGCTCACAGACTCGGCTAAGGGCGTTGTAACGACGGCTGAAGAGAAGATTGCTGACGCTTCATCGAATATGCCTGTGGGAACGACTCAGGCGTTGATTGAGCAGGGTGCTGCGGTATTCTCAGCCATTCACGCACGTTTACACGCATCGCAAAAGAAAGTCTTGATGATCATTGGTCGCATCAACAGATGGTATCTGGATGACCAAGAGCGCGGTGATATGGTTGCTGATCTTGAGATCGAGCGCTCAGACTTTAACCGCAACAGCGATATCGTACCTGTATCTGATCCGCACATCTTCTCTGAGACACAGCGTATTGCTCAGATGCAGTCTGTCATGCAGATGGCGGGGCAGTATCCCCAGTTGTTTGATATGAAGGCTGTCGTAAGCCGCATGCTTAAGCAATTAAAGGTGCCTGATGTAAATGAGTTGATGCCTGACTCTGTTAAGCCTATGGAGATGGATGCAGCCGAAGAGAACGCTGCTATGGCGCTTGGACATCATGCATTTGCATATCCAGGACAGGATCATCTAGCGCACATTCAGACGCATATGGACTTTGGTTTAGACCCTGTGTTGGGTGCAAATATCTTGATGGGTCCGCAGTTTATCCCTGCCGCGCTAGAGCATATCAAGCAGCACATGACATTGTGGTATCGAGATCGTATGGCAGCGCATTCTGGCAACAAGACCTATACGTTTGAGGAAGGTGATTCTAAGCGGGATGTGCGTCAGATTGACCACATGATTGCTATGTCTGCTGAGGCTGTGAAGACAGAGACACAGGTAATGATGCCAGTTATTCAGGCGTGCCAGCAGATGATTCAGATGTTGCAGAAGTTTACGCCTCCCCCACAGATGCCGCCTGATCCTGCTTCTCAGGCTATGTTACAGGCTTCTATGGCAGAGACACAGCGTAGAACGCAGCGCGATCAGTTGGATATGCAGATGAAACAAGCTGAGTTGCAGGCTGAGTTACAGCGCGAGCAGCAGAAGAATCAGATTGAGGTGATGGAGGCGCAGAAGAACCGAGATATTGAGGTTGCTCTGAACGCGGAAGATAACCTGACACAAGAGCGTATGAAGAGTGCTCAGGTAATGGCAGATCAATTAAAGACTCGCCAAGAACAGGAAAAATCAGTCAGCGAGGCCGAGGCATTGGCACAACGCGGCTTAACTTAATTTTGGAGAATTACCATGGATAAAGACGTTAAAGAAATGCAATCTGAAGAAGTTCGTTACAAAGCACGCGTAGCAGCTGGTGCTTGGTTAACTGGTGAAGAGATGGGAGAGAAGGGAAGTGCCACAATGCCCGAAGCTAATTCGGACCATGGCAAATTTACCAGTGGTATCGACAAGAAGAATGCATGAGATACGTTGAGGACTTCATAGGCGCTGTAAAAGCGCGGAAGGTCGAGGTGAGTGAGTCGTTAGCGCAGGGAAACGCATCTGACTATGCAGCTTACCAAAGGCTTTGTGGAGTCATACAGGGTTTGCAGACTTCTTTAGATATTTTAAATAATCTATTGAAGGATGAAGAAAATGAGTGATTTACCGGAGGCTGTTGATTCAGCCGAATTAGAGGCGGCATTTCCGTCTGTGGAACCCGGTGCGAAACCTCTTGGGGCGAGAATTTTAGTGCAACTTCGCCAAGCAAAAGACAGATATACAAAATCTGGTATATTGCTTGTAGAAGAAACTAAAGCTACCGAAAAGTGGCAGAACATCGTTGGGAAAGTAATTGAGATTGGACCTCTAGCATTTAGAAAGCGCGACACAATGGAGCCATGGCCGGAAGGTGCGTGGTGTAGCGTAGGTGACTACATCCGTATTCCGAAATGGGGCGGCGACCGCTGGGAAGTACCTATTCCTGGTAGGGACAAAGAGTTTGCCGAATTCGTTGTGATTAATGACCACGAAGTGATTGCACAGATTATAGGCAATCCACTACTCGTTAAAGCGTTCGTCTAGGAGGTTATATGGAAGAGCAAGTCATGTTGATCCAGGAGGATCAAGATGGCGGTGCTACGGTTGAGATGCCTAAGGATTTAATTCCTATGGCAGAAGAGCCTATGCCCGTCGCAGAAGCAAAAGATGAAGATGACGAAGATGAGGCCGCCCAGCGTGCCGAGATTGAAGCCAACGGTGAGGTAGATCCAGAGGCTGAAGCTATTCGTCAAGCCAAGCGTGAGAAGCGTAAGTCACGCAAGGAATACCACAAGAAGGTACAGGCCGAGAAAGACACTCGCCTACAGCTATTGCAGAGACAGAATCAAGAACTGCTGGCCCGCATATCGGAAGTTGAGCGGAAAACTCAGGGTCATGATATTGCTCGCATAGACGCAGCGATGACTGAACAGCAGGCCAAGATTACCTTTGCTCAGCAAAAGATGCGGGAAGCCATTGAGACAGGTAATGGCGATCTGCACACAAAAGCGACAGAGTTATATTACGAAGCCCGTCGCAGTGCTGAGGCATTAGAAAATCTCAAGAAGCAAGCATCAGCTCCCAAGGCAACTGCGCCTACTGCTCCCAATCAAATTGTACAAAGATTGGCTGCAGATTGGTTGTCTGATAACCCTTGGTACGACCCTAGTGGTCGAGATGCTGATTCTGAGATTGCTATGACCATTGACAAGAAGATGGTTAAGGAAGGATGGAATCCCGAATCAGTCGAATATTGGGAAGAATTAGATAATAGATTGCAAAAGTATTTACCACACAGGTATAATGATTCTATTGACGAAACTCCAAAGTCAAGACCTAGAACTGTTGTAACTGGATCTGGTAGGGAAGCCGTATCAAATAGTGGTGGAAAGGGCAACACGATTACTATATCGCCCGATCGAGTAAAAGCCATGAAAGATGCTGGTATGTGGGATGACCCTGAGAAGCGCGCCAGAATGATCAAACGGTACGTGCTTGAAGATCGCAACAGAAAATAGGAGATTGAAAAATGGATGATCGTTTAAAGAAGAATTTATCTGCTGGTGGCCGCGAATCTCGCGGGAGTCTTGATTCAGTTCGAGAGGCACCGGAAGACCAGTCTGCACTGTCTAATGAACGTCGCAAGATGTGGAAAGATGAGTGGACACAAAGCGCACTGCCCACCGTTCCTGAGTTAAAGGGATGGCACTTGATCTGGTTATCGACAACTAACAGTTACGACAGCATTGATAAGCGTATTCGCTTAGGTTACACGCCCGTGAAGACGGATGAGATACCTGGGTTTGAAAACTACAAAGTCAAGTCTGGAGAATATGTTGGTTATATCCAGTGTAATGAGATGTTGCTGTTTAAGATTCCTATGGACATGTATCAGGAGTTGATGACGCACTTCCACCATGATTTGCCCCAAGAAGACGCGGAGAAAGTCCGAGTTCAAGTGGAGCAACTTCAGGGCACACGGGATAGTTCAGGCCGCAGGCTTGGTCAGATAGAAGGTGATGGGTTGGGTAATTATGATCCGCCGAAACCCGCTCCCCTATTTTACGGGTAACGGCACCCAAAGGAGACAATTATGTCTGCAACATCAGCACCCTTTGGCTTGCGCCCGGCCTTCCACCCAAGTGGCCTAGACCGTGCTCAAGCTCTTGCTGGAGGTATCGCCAGTGGCTATGCATCCAACATTTTGAAAGGCCAACCCGTTGAGTATTCAGCAGGTACTGGCAACATTATCCCCGTGACAGGCACTGAGGCTTTCTCAGGCGCGTTCGCAGGCGTTGAGTGGACAGATACAACCGGTCGTCGCCGCGTATCTAACTACTGGCCCGCTAACACCGCTTACCAGACTGGTTCTTGCGTCGCTTATTTCTACAACGATCCCAACATCGTTTATGAAATTCAGGCTGATGGTTCTGTCGCTCAAACTGCTGTCGGCAACGAAGCCAACTTTAGCAATCTGACTGCTGGTTCGACCACAACTGGTCTATCACAGTGCACAATCTCCTCTACCCTCGTTGGTACAGGCGTGCAAGGTCAGGTTCGTATCGTTGACATCGCTCCTTATGTCGACAACAACTGGGGTGATGCTTATACCATCGTTCGTGTCACAGTAGCCAAAACACAGTTCCAAGCTGTGTCACCGGCAATTTAAGGGAGGGCATGAATTATGGCAGCCCCAATGAGAAGTACGGACTTCCGGTCCATTGTTGAACCTATTCTTAACGAGTGTTTTGATGGCGTGTATGACCAACGTGCAGACGAGTGGTCACGCGTTTTCCGCGAAGAACAGGGTATTCCCCGTAACTACCACGAAGAGCCAGTATTGTACGGTTTCGGCGCAGCTCCCCAGTTGCCCGACGGTACACCTGTCACTTACCAACAAGGTGGTGTGTTATTCCTGAAGCGTTACGTTTACCAAGTTTATGGCTTGGCATTTGCCTTGACCAAAGTGCTGGTAGAAGACGGCGACCATATCCGTATCGGTCAAGTTTATGCCCGTCACTTGGCTCAGTCTTTGATTGAAACCAAAGAACTGAACTGCGCTTCTGTATTGAACTATGCGTTTAACTCCGCTTATCCTGGAGGCGATGGTGTGCCTCTAATTTCTACTGCTCACCCAATCGTGAACGGTACATTCAGTAACCAGCTGGCTACAGCTGCTAACCTGTCACAGACTTCTTTGGAGCAGATGTTGATCCAGATTCGTCAGGCAGTGGATAACAACGGTAAGAAGATTCGCTTGGTTCCCCGTCAATTGGTTGTTGCTCCCGGTAACATCTTCCAGGCTGAGGTTCTGCTGAAGTCTGTGTTGCGTACTGGTACATCAAACAACGACGTTAACCCAATCAAGTCAATTGGTCTGTTGGATGAGGGCGCTGCTGTATTGTCCCGTCTGACCAGCTCAACAGCTTGGTGGGTCCAGACCGACGCTCCCGAGGGCATGAAGCTCTTGATGCGTCGCGCTTTGGAAAAGACCATGGAAGGTGACTTCGAAACCGACTCGATGCGCTACAAGGCAACAGAGCGCTACCAGGTCGGGTTTACAGACCCACGTGCAATGTACGGAACGCCGGGGGTTTAGTAACCTGTTGATTCGTAAGCAATAAGTAGCAAAACGGAGAGGATACAAAGCTTCATGGCTTTCCTCTCCGTCTCAACCAATCGGCAACTTTTCAAGGAGTTATGCCATGCCACAGTTTTCAGATGATTTATATTTAGGTCCTGCGTATACCAATATGGGTATGAACACGGGCAACCCTTCGCCTATGAGCATTGGCGTAGGCCCTTTAGGTCGCGGTTATGTTTGGGATTCAGTTCCAGTTGCTAAGGGCGCTGCTAACGTAGCTGCCGCTAGTATCTGGACAAGCGCAATTACACTAACCGCTGGTACGGGTACAACATCCGTCGTGCGCGCTGACGGTACAACTGTAATTCAGTTTGATCAGCCCCGCGCAGCCAGCGTAACATTGGGTTCTGGTTCACCCACAACTCGCACAGTAACAATTACTGGTTATGACATTTATGGCCAGGCTATGTCCGAGCAAATTACCACAGGCACAACACCTTCCACAACCGTAAACGGTAAGAAGGCGTTTTATCAAATCGCTTCTGCAACCATTTCTGGTAGCGCAGTAGTAACAATTTCTCTAGGCACTTCCGATGTATTGGGTCTTCCCGTTCGTGTGACATCTGGTTCGTACTTGGGCAGCGTTAACTATGCCGGTTCGTTTACAACTGACGCCGGTACATTTGTTGCTGCTGATACAAATACAGCCACAGCTACAACAGGCGATGTACGCGGTACATATACTCCTTCCGCTGCTACTAACGGCACAAACCGTTTGGTTGTGGATATTCTTATGACCGGCATTGCTGTCGGCCCCAACGCTACTCGCACCGGCGCACTTGGTGTCACACAAGCCTAATTAGGAGATTGACATGGGACAGTTTAAACCTATGGTGAAAATGATCACCACTGAGCCAACCGTAGAGTTGAAGCTCAAAAAGGGTGGCCACGTTGCCAAGCATCACAAGAAGCATGAAGAGCATCACGGACACAAGAAGGTCGCACACAAGGCCGTAGGCGGTCTTGGCGTGTTGAGTGACCCCAAGATCTCTACTCCTCCCGCTGCTCCTGCTGTACGCATTAAGAAGCCCTCCTTGGGTGCTCGTATGGCTGCTATGAAGGGTATGACAACCCCTATGATGGCTAAGAAAGGCGGTAAGACCCACCACGCACACGGTGGTAAGATTGAGAAAGAAGTTAAACATCTTGAGAAAGAGTTGCACCACCACGAGGGTATGAAAGCTAAGAAAGCCCACCACGGTTTAAAAGACGGCGGTAAGGTTTCTGAGTTTGAAAGCACCAAGATGGACACAGCTCACCACGACAGCGCACACGGTACAGGCGGTGTTAAGATGGGCGCAGCTGGTTATAAGCACGGTGGCAAAGCTCACCACGCTCATGGCGGCAAAGTGCATCATATTTCTGGTCATCCCGCTGGTTCGCACGAGCACCATAAGCACATGGCTAAACACCATGCGCAGAAGCACAAAGAAGGCGGTTCTGCTCACCATCACAAAATGCACGAGCATCACAAGCATTTGGCTAAGATGGCTAAGGGCGGCGTTGCTAACTTTGCTGAGACCAAAATGGATACCACACACCACGACTCTGCTCATGGCACAGGCGAAGTGAAAGAAGGTAAGCCGGGTGGTTACAAGCATGGCGGTAAGACACACCACAAAGTCCATCACAAAGCCACTGGTGGAGTGATTGAGGGTAAGCCAGCAGGTTATAAGCGTGGTGGTCATATCGAAGATTCCGGCGCTCCTATGGATATGCCCCAAGGCAAGAAAAAGGCTTCCGCTCCTGTAAAGATTACCGAGTTATCAGGTACTTTTAAACATGGCGGTAAGGTCCATCACAAAGC